AAAGGCTTACAAATCCAGAATTATTTTACGATGTTCCATCACCTAAAAAGATACAAAAAACTAGTGAAGTAACACCGAAAAAAATCGAGGTGATGACCGAAAAAAATCGGTTATATATAAGAGATATAGGGGAAGAAGATAAACCCCTTAGCTACGCTAAAGGGGGTTTATCTTCGTATAAGTCTAGTATCTTAGAAACGGAGACTAATACGCGCGCATGCGACCCTATCCAAAAAAATGAACAAAACAAGCACGCAACTTCTGCTCCTTGCTCTCTTGCGGAGCTGGAGCAAGTTGCTCATATACCAGAAAAGCTAAATCAACTAGGTGAACCCGTGACAAATTGTCACAAGTTTACAGCTAGCAAAGAAAACACACCTCAGTCGACTACAAATTGTAACCAACTCCAACTAACAAAGGAGGAAACCCCAGAAATGAAACAAGACGATATTACGCAGGCTACTGATGAGCAGACAAGAAGAATGCTACTCTCTCACGCTCTATGGAAGGCTTTAGGAACACAGCGATCAGGTGAAGTGCAGGATAGCTGGATATTCCAAGAACTTGAGCCTAACAAAGTTGGTATTTACATGGGATCAATACGTTTTAGCGATATGGAGAAGGAAAAAGTATCTGAAGCTATTAAGTCGGTTTATGGTCAGAGCGTTAAAATTATTGGAATAAAGTTCCCTAAAGACAAGGAGCAGGAAGACTTCAGTAACGAGAAGGTAAAAGCTCCAATCTACCCCATAAGCAAAAACAAAAAGGCGAGTTGGCTTGAGTTTAAAGCTGCGATAAGAATCACTAACCTGATCAACATGCTAACCAACCCAGTGCTAAAAATTATTGAAATACCGAGCAAGGTGATTATAGAAACTGTACCTTTCCTTATTGAGCGATTAACGGCTCCAGGACATTTTGACGAACTAGAAAGAGTGGTGTTTCAAACAGGTTTGACCTTGGAACTACATATCACCAACCCTCATCCTGAATATAAGAATTTTCACAAAGACCCGATAGTTATAAGTCCTAGGAGGATACTGGAAGATCAGGAATTTAGACAAACCTGCGAGCCTCTAGTTTTAAGCGAAATATTGAAAGAAGCAAGAGAAAATAAAGAGGATAAATAATGGAACATTATAATCAAAAAGAATTAGATTTAATAAAATCATATAGTGAGGAGATTATACGCCGTCTTTCTATCCTACTAAGGGACATAGAAGAATATAACAATCCAAGAACTGCCTTTAGAGTAATGAATGGTCGTATGACAGATATTTTTGATGATTACAGAAGATTACACGCAGTTGTTCTTAAATATGAAGAAATTAGCAACGAAGAGTTAATTAGATGTTTGAAAGTATAAAAAACAAGGAAAAATAAAATGAGTTATAAAAAGAAAGTTACGGATTATATCCACCAAGATATTGGTTTATACAAGATAGAAGATTCGCTGATTGTTGATTTAACCCAAATAGTGGAGGAGGCTAATCACTGCATAAATGCTATAAAGTGTTTAAAAAATCCTGAAAATATTATTTATTTTGCGGTTAAAGGCATTAGAAGCAATTTAGAAGATATTGAAATGTTATTAAATGATCAAATTAATGTTGAAGATTTTTGTTGGGAAGAAGAAACATCTCCAGAAGCAAAAAAACTAAGAAATGAAATAGTATCTTTAACAGAGGAATATAATAAAAATTTTCGTAAACATTTAACGGAGCAAGAAAATGAGTAGTTTTAGAACTAAACACGACGAACTTTATTTAGAAGAGTTAGAAATTATAGCAAATAATTGGGATTCGTCTTTGATGCATTGTCAAAACATCATCCATCAAATTTCAAAGATTACTTTTACTAAATATAACATAAAAAAATTTTTAAAAATTTTATCTCAAAAGTTAACAGACGACCATTTAGAAGAAATCTTGGATATGAATATAGAAACCTTGTATTACGGAAAGATGAAATTAAGACAAAGGATATATTTAGTATTTGAATTAAAGTTTATTGATTTTTTATTAAAAAAACTAGTGGAGCAAAACAATGAGTAAATGGAATAACTTTAATGATGCCGAAGACCAAATGTCTTACGAATTAATACCGCATAAAACCATAGCAAAGGTCAGGTTATTACTTAAAAAAGGCAACCACGTTACAAAAGAGTGGCCGGACGGCTATGCTACTAAAAGCAAATCTGGAACTTGCATATATCTTGCCTGTGAGTTTGTAATTTTAGGCGGCGAGTATGAGAACAGAAAGGTCTGGAGCAATATCGGTCTTCATAGTGATAATTCGCCGCTATATGCTGAAATCGGCAGAAGTATGATCAAGGCAATACTTAACTCTGCTCATGGATTACACAAAGCAGATAAATCACCCGAGGCAGAAAAGCAGAGACAGATTAAGAGCTTTGCCGACCTTGATAATTTACAGGTAGTAGCTGAAATTACCATCAACGATAAAGGCGATAAACCTCTTAACGAGATCAAGACTATAATTACCCCCGATCATGCTAAATATAGTGAGTATATGGATGAGAGAAGCGGTAAGTTTCCGATTAACTACAGCCAAGCAAGTAATAAACAAACCAATGATACTTTTGAAGAAGAAGAAAAATTACCGTGGGCTTAATGAACTGCCGTTTTAAGGAGGGGTATGAGTGAAATTTATAAATTAAACAAGCATGATGCAACGTGCGGTATGTTAAAACCTTTAACAAATCAATTAAAAAGCTATCAAAACAATCAATTTAAAGATGATTTTCAGTTTTTAGCTAATTTATACGAGGATTTTCATGATGTAGATTGGTTTCTAACAATCAGTAAAAATTTTAAGCAAGGAATATTTTTTTATAATGCTTACGATGGATTACAAGGGTTAAACAATAAGAATGGTTATAGAATTTTACCAAAAACTGATACGTTGCATTATCTTGATTTCAATATAGCAAAACACTTAAGGCGCATGAAGTCTCATATTGAAATGGGCAATAATTGTTCACACTGTGAAAAAGCTATTAACCTCAATCTTTATGAATACAAATCTTGTACAAGGGGAGTAAAAGATCGAGAGAAATTAAAAAATCTAGATTACCAAATTTTTAAAAACTTAATAACCACAATAGATTTTCTTATTGGAATTGTTAGCGCAAAGCCAATTATCCCTATGGAAAGGTTTTTTTTAAATAATTTCAAAGAAGAATAAGAAAAGAGGATAAAAAGAGGAAATATGGAAATAAAAGATTTGTTATATGAAATAGATTTCGCTTTGGATTCTATTTTACCTATAGAAGAAAGGGTTATTAAGAAAAAAAGTACAACAGAAATAATGTTAACAATAACTCAACTAAGAGGGGGGTTATTAGAATTAAGAGATAAATTAGTTGTTAAAAATAATATTAGAGGACGTAAAGAATTATATCATCCTCTTGAAGCGTTACCTTTAGAAGGCATGAGAATGTTATATGTCGATATGCCAGATAATTTAGCTGAAAAACATTTTAACCAAACTGTTTATAATCGAATGAGTAAACAAAGAAGAGACTTTTTAGATAAAAATAATCAGGGATAATAGCATGATTAGATTTTTTAAAGGACTAAAAAGAGCAGCTGACTTTTTTAGTATTCATCCAGATGGCTTAAGTTTTGTAACAGAGAGAAGGCTTAAAGACTTGGAAGCAAGTATTAATAAATCCTCAGAAGTTATGGATTGGTCAAGTTTTGAGCCTATTTATGAGTCATTAACCCACGATTTAGGTGAGATGAATGTAAATATTCACAGTATCCTAGAAAAACTGAATGATAAACAAAAACCTGCTACTGCTCAACTAGCACTCCCAGCAGAACAAGCCAAAACTACTAGAAAACGTAAAGCGGTAAAACTCCAAGCCGTAGAAGAAGAAGTCAAAACTGTTAAATCCAAACTAACGCAAAGAGAAGTCAAAAGGCTACTTGAGTGCAGGGATGGAGAACTTTATTGGAAGGTTGATAGAGGTCGTAGAGCAAAAAAAGGTAATAAAGCTGGTTGTATCACTACTCACGCAGGATATAGGAAAGTTTTCTGTGTTGGTGTAAATGGACACACTTACGCTGCTGGACGACTAGTGTTTTTAATGTTTCATGGTTATTTACCTGAGTATGTGTCTTATATTGACGGTAATCCTCTAAATATTCGAATAGAGAATTTAAGAGCTGCGACTAAGTCTCAACTGCGTACTTCTAGCAAAAAAAATAGTAATAATACTTCTGGTTACAAAGGTGTTTTTTTTGACAAAACAAGAGGTAAGTATAAGGTACAAATTTCCAAATTAGATAGATATTATCGTCTAGGCTTTTTTGATACTGCTAAAGAAGCCCACAAAGCCTACTGCAAGGCGGCTAAAAAATTACACGGCGAGTTTGCACAAGTAGAGTGATAGAAAAGAGTTAAGTACATGAGCCAAGAGATACAAAGACATATTACCGGTATTTATAATGAGTTAGACCAATATCATAATAATAAGGGGCTAAATGAAATTTGTTATTGGCATTCTTGTAAGCATTTTAAGTATAACGAGGCTTTTCAGGTAGCTTTTTTTTAGGTGGAGAGGCAGATAAAATCGGTTACCAAGAATTTAGCCCAGTTAGCGGAGTCTATAGATGATTTAGAAATACATGTTAATCGGTGTAAACAGTTGATTTTACTAGAAAAAGAGAAAGATATAAAATTTGCAGAAGTTTATGATGGATATCACGCAAAATTAAATGGAGTCGCAGATGAAGGGAAAATGTGAAGAAATTGTTATAGAGCGTTATTTGAAGGGGAATATTAGCAATGAGTTTAAAGATGAGCTTTTGTGGGTCATTAACCTCCGGCGTGATAACGGCCAGTATTTAGAAATATTATCTAAATTGTTACAAGATGAGAGCTCGGAAAAGCTTAAGATTCTGGAAACTATAGTAGAGATGATCAAAAAACAAATTATTGCCGATAATAGAGACTTTCAAGTAAGAGATTCTAAAAAGTTTGTAAACAACCTGCTAGAGGAGTTAGAACATGAGCTATCCAAGTAATCATGAAACTATCACATGGCAGGAGGCGAGCATTAAGTTGTCGCAATTAAAAGAATATGCCGATAATCCAAGAAAGATAACCAAGGAAATGCTGGATAAACTAGCTTCTCATATCAAGGAGGACGGGTATCATCAAAGAATAATAGTAGATAATGATTACACCATTATCGGCGGTCATCAGCGTAAAAAAGCTTTATATATGGCCGGTTATGATGATGAGACTGAAATTGAGGTTTTAATACCAACTAAGAAACTAACACCTGCTGAAATAGACAGGTTGAATATCAGAGATAATCTAGCGTTCGGTGAATATGATTTTGATATACTAACGGAGCGGTTTGATCAGGAGGAGCTATTATCTTTTGGCATGGATGAGGATATGTTAGCGCCCATATTTGATAAAGCCTTATTAGAAGAACTAGGGGAAGAAGAGGAAATAGAAGTCCCAGCAGAAGTTACTGCTAGGCTTGGTGATATTTACCTGCTTGGGTCTCATCGATTAATGTGCGGTGATAGTACTAATCCGCAGCATGTTAAAAAACTAATGGCCGGGGCAAAGCCAATTTTAATGGTAACCGATCCCCCGTACGGTGTGGAGTATGATCCAAGCTGGCGCGAAGGGTGTGATTTAGGAGTCGGTAAGCGCTCCAAAGGCAAAGTATTAAATGATGATAGATATGACTGGTCTGATGCTTATTCATTATTTACCGGTGATATTGCTTATATCTGGCATAGCGCAAAGTATACTCATAAGTTTGCCGAAAATATAGAAAGTAGCGGCTTTGAATTGATTAGTCTCATATTTTGGGCAAAACAACATTTTGTAATTAGTAGAGGAGATTACCATAACCGGCATGAGCCTTTGTGGTACGGCGTACGGAAAGGGAAAAACCATAACTGGCAGGGTAAACGTGATCAATCTACCGTATGGGAAATAGAAAATAATAATTCATTTGGCAGTAGCAACAAAGAGGAAACTTGGGGACACGGTACGCAAAAGCCGATGGAGTGCATGCTTCGTCCTATACTTAATAACTCGGCGCAAGGCCAGAGTGTATACGATCCGTTTGGCGGTAGCGGTACTACGTTAATTGCCTGCGAGAGGTCAAAGCGTAACTGTTACATGATGGAATTATCCTCGGCTTATGTTGATGTGATAATAAAGAGGTGGGAAAAGGAAACCGGATTAAAAGCGGTACTGGAAGGTGGCAAGTAAAGGGTTATTAAAAGAAGAAAAGAACAAAGGAGGTCGTCCTCGTATTGAGTTAACAGATACTCAACTAAGAGAATTAAAAATTTTAGCTCCTATTTGTACTTTGCAAGAAATAGCAGACTATTTAGGTATTGGAATCAACACTTTTCAAAGAATCAAGATACGAGACGAGGAGGTTTTGGGTATCTATAAAAAAGCAAAGGTTCAAGCCAAGGGGATTATGGGCGGCGCTTTATTTAAAAGAGGTGTAGCCGGCGATACTACTGCTGCTATTTTTTATATGAAAACCCAAGGACGCTGGAAAGAAGCAAAGGAAGAGAGAGAGGAAGAACCGGTTAAAATAGAAACTCCGGAAGAGAAAGCCGAAAAACTAAGGGAGGATAGACTATATATGGAATGGAGAAGTCAGCGTTTAAAACAGGATGAGAAAGAAAATATAAAATGAATCATATTAGACGCGCAGAATCTTATCTTTATGAATTTTTTAAGCAATCCTGGCATGTTTTAGAGGGAGGAACTCAGTATGTACATGAGTGGTATTTAGAAGAGATAGCTAAAAGCTTACAGGATTGTTTAGAGGGAAAAATTAAAAGTTTATTAATAAATCTACCGCCTCGTAAAGGGAAGACCAATTTAATATCGATAGCTTTTCCTGCGTGGGTATGGATTAATTATCCCGAAAAGAAATTTATCTGTGCATCTTATTCCAATTCACTGGCATTAAAGATAGCCGATAAGAGTCGGTTACTTATTGAAAGCAGTTGGTATCAGGAGAGGTGGGGAGATAGATTTAAATTACGGAAAGATCAGAATTCCAAGAGCTATTTTGCTAACGATAAAACGGGATATAGAATTTCAACGAGTGCGGGTTCGTTTATAACGGGATCAGGAGGCGATATACAAATTACCGATGACCCGAATGACCCGAGCGGCGAGTCTGAAGCTAAACTTGAAGCGGTAAATACATGGTGGTCTCAAAAGTGGTTTAATAGGGTTAATGATGCCCGAACAGCTGTAAGGATTGTTGTACAGCAAAGATCGCAGAGTGAGAATGACGTATCGGGTAATATTATAAAGAATGACGTAGATAATAGGTGGTTAAAATATATTTTGCCCATGGAATATGAGAGTAACGTTAAATCCGATTTTAATGACGCCCGAACGGAAGAGGGGCAGTTGCTCAGTAGCAGGGATACTCCTGAAGTAGTAAAGCAGATTAAAAGAGAAATGGGCTCTTACGGCTATGCAGCGCAGTATCAACAAAGACCTGCTCCTATGGAAGGAGGTATAATTAAAAAACATTGGTTCAAGCTTTATCTGCAACGTGAATTACCAAGCCTTGAATATATACTTCAGTCATGGGATACGGCATTAACCGGGAATGATGATTCCAGTTATTCTGCCTGTACTACTTGGGGAGTATTTAAGGATAATTACGATAATGAAAATGTCATATTACTTTCAAGCTGGCGGGATAGATTAGAGTATCCCGATCTTAGAGAGCGGATGAAGAGACTGGCAAATGATTATAGAGATACGGGAATTACGCCCATGTCTTTTAATGCTAGATATAGTCCTGATTTAATAGTGGTAGAAGCTAAAGCATCGGGCGATCCGCTTATGGCGGAACTTAAACGAATGGGCATATATGCCCGTCCTTTTATCCCAAATAAATACGGCGATAAAATGCAGAGAGTAAGGTTGATCAGTAGCTTAATTGAAGGCGGTATTGTATGGATGCCGCCAAGTAAACATAATCCATCAAAATTAGCTGATTTTGCCGATGAGTTTGTAACAAGCGTCAGTTATTTCCCAAACGTTAGTGCAAGGGATTTTGTCGATACCATGACCCAGGCATTAATAACGCTTAGGGACGTCAATAGGATTTCTCACCCTAAAGACTACGTAGAGCCGGAAGAATATCAAGAAACAATAAGGGTATATTAAGAATATGTCTAATAAGAAGGGAATTAAATACAATTCAAAATCTGCGTTGATTTTAAAACAATATACTCCCGAAGGTATACAGAAATTGTTAAATAGCGGAGAGTTTAAGTCAGTCATTATCCGCAGGCTTGGAGTACATGTAAAAGCTTTTAACGATTATATGCGTGAGCATAATTTAACTTACCAAGTTCCGGATAAACCAAAGTTTAGCAGTAAGGAGACAGTTAATGCTAAGCAAGAGCAAAAGGGTTCTAGCTCTTATGAAGAACCTCTCGAGAGATTTCAAAGGTTGTTTAAAGAGCGCAAGCAAAAAAGAACCTTAAAGGAATTAAAAGACGCTTATTACTAAAAATTAACTTATTTACGAAGATATATCACATGAAAGGAAGAAAAAAAATAGCATTACCGGATATGTTTGATTCAGTGTTAAGCCTTGAGGATATAGATAATGCCGAGATTAATAAGGTTGAGGAT